AAGCAGAATATGTTTAGAGGTCTATGGAGGATTATATGTTAAAATTTCTAATTCTGCTAAGAAGCAGAAGGATACGCCCTATTTAATATTTGCACATGAAACTCATTATGCTAATGCTTTAGAATGTTATCCAAAACTTAGAGAGAAAATTCCACAGGGTGGATGGTCTAATATTGGAGCTAATGATCCATATGAACAATATGGAAGATTAAATACGCAATATCGTGGAGAATTTCCAACTGAGAACGTAACGGTTAAGAATTGTTGGTTAAGGCCGGCGTCGTTTAACGTCCTTCCTGAAGATGGTTATAAGAAATTAAAGAGGAAGTTTCCTGACGGTGCTAAATTTGTAATGGTTAATGACGTTCCAGCAGAATATGAAAATGAATCTTTGGATGATCATTGGACATTAACAGAGAATCCATTATCTGATTTCTTAAATCATGATCCCCTTGGAGAATTATTAACAAATGTTCAAGATATCACAAATGATCTTATTTCATTAACTCTTCAAACAATTGAACATGGTATAGCTCAGACATGGGCTGATCCATCTGTTGTTAATTTTAATGCCCAGAGACAAATAGAAGCAATGCCTGGGACATTAACTCCTACTAAACCTGTTTCTGGCTCAAAAAATATTGGTGAGGCATTTCATACGTCTCAAACTGCTTCTTTATCTCCTGAAGTATTTAATTTCTACAGAATCATACAAGAATTAGGACAATTCGTATCCGGTGCTCTCCCATCTATATTTGGTGGTAGTTCTGGAGCTGGAAGTTCTAGGACAGCATCTGAATATGCAATGTCTAAGAGTATGGCATTACAAAGATTACAAACTCCTTGGAAGATGATGACTATATGGTGGAAAGAAATATTTGGTAAAGTTATACCAATGTATATGAAGAATATGACTGAAGATGAGAGAATGGTTGAAAAAGATAAACAAGGTAATTATATTAATGTTTTTATTCGTAAAGCTGAAATAGATGGTCGAATTGGTAGTATTGAATTAGAACCAGATGAGAAACTTCCAATAACTGATGAACAGCAAGCTGATATGATTATGCAGTTGTTCCAGTTGAATAATCAAGAAATTACATCTGCATTGATGGACCCAGATAACATTCCATATATTGCTAAAGTAGTTAAGATTCCACAGTTTAAATTACCTGGAGAAGCGGATAGACAGAAACAATACGAAGAAATTGTTGAATTAGTTAGTGGTGCTCCTATTCCTCCAGATCCTCAAGAATTACAGCAGGCTTTAGCATTAGCTAAGCAAGGACAGATTGTTCAACCTCCTACTGAGAAGAGTTCAGTAGAAATTGATGTAGACATAGATAATCATCAAATCGAAGCCTCTATTTGTAAATCTTGGCTTATTTCAGCCGCTGGCAGATTAGCTAAGCAAGAGAATCCTAACGGATATAAAAATGTCTTATTACATATGAAAGCACATATGGCTATTGTTCAACAGCAAGCTCAAGCAGCTCAATTACATGAAGATCAAATAGCATTGGCTACCGGAGTTAAAAAACAAACTTCAGATGTTCCGAATAAGGTTGGGAATTCTCCAGCCGAGAAACCGAAGCAAGCTGAAAAAGTGAATAGTGAGAACAATGCCAGAAATCCAATCTCCTGAGAGTGCTGTAAAGGTTCCAACCGCTAAGACGGCTGATGATATTAATGATCTTTTTAAAGAGATTGATGTAGATGATAGTAAGAAGGTTCCAGAAGATAAGAAAGAACCTAAAAAAGATAAAGAAGAAGTAGAAGAAGATGATGATATTGAATTAGTAGAAATTGATGAAGATATTGAAAAGATTGACTTAGCTAAACCAGATGATGTAGAAGATATAGAAGCTCCTCCTCGTAAGAAAGAGATACTCAAGGAATTTCCAGAATTATTTAAGAAATTCCCTTTCTTAGAAAAGATAATGTATCGTGATAAACAATATAATGAATTATTTGGATCTTTTGATGATGCTAAAGAGATAGCTGAAAGATCTGAATCTTTTAATCAATTTGAAACTCAGCTTCTTTCTGGTAACACTATAGACATTTTAAAAAATGTTAAAGATGCTGATGAGAAAGCCTTTAATATTATTGTAGATGAATATCTTCCAACATTAGCAAAGGTTGATAAGGAAGCATATTTTCATGTTGTTGGAAATCTCAATCGCAGATTAATTATGGAAATGGTTCAAGAGGCTAATGATACTAATAATGATGACTTAAAACAAGCTGCTCTGCTCGTGAATCAATTCGTATTTGGTAGTTCTAAGTTCACAGCTCCTACACTTCGAGAACCAAAGAAGGATGATGTTGAACAAAGCAAGGTAGAAGCTGAAAGACTCTCATTTGTTAAAGAACGATTTGATAGTGCCAGAGATGATCTTCAGACTAAAGTTGATAATACGTTAAGAGCTACAATATCTGACTACATTGATCCTAAAAATGTTATGTCTTCTTACGTTAAACGTAATGCAGTTTCAGATGCCATGAAACTCTTATCGTCTTCAATATCATCTGATTCTTCAGTTGTAAAGAATTTAGACAGACTCTGGAGGTCTGCATTTGATTCTAAATTCTCTAAGGATTCTTTAGGGAAAATTCAATCCTATTATTTATCTAAGGCTAAGGGTAATCTCAAAAATGCTATTTTAAAATCTCGTGCTGAGGCTTTAAAAGACCTCGCGCCAAAACGCGAAAAAGTAGAAGAGGTAGAAGATCAAGAAGAAACTCCTCGTAAGAGGAATATAACACCTGGCAGACCTTTCCAGCCACAAAGTAAAAATGGAATGAAAAAGGGTGAATCTGTAGCAGACTTTTTTGCCCGAGATTAAACAGATTAACAATTAGGAGAGAATCAAATGCCTGGTGCTGTTGTAGAATCAGTTGTTGCCGGAACTGAACTTGAAAGAGTTCTTCCAAAGGTTACAACTGTCTTTGAATCTGACGATACTTTCTTTGGTAATATTAAGAAGCGTGATGTTGAAGTAGTTTCATATAGAGAGATGCGTGCTCCTATGGAATTAAGACCTGGTGGTAGATTCCAGTATTTTAATCCTGATGGTGGAGATATGGGACGTGGTGGCGGTCCAACTTGGGATAAGGCCGTTCTCCGACCTGTATTTCTCTCTGAGAATATTGAATATACTAAGTTAACTCAGTGGTCTACTGATGATCGACGTAAGTCTGTAATTAATGCCGTCCGTCGTTTAACGGCTGGAGCAACTGTTGAAATTAAAAGACAGTTAGATGCTCAGTTACAGGGTACGGGAACTGGTCAAGTAGGAACTATTACTGTTGTTGCTACATCAGGTGGTGTTGATACATATACGTTAGATACTGAATTTGGTGCTCGTTTAGTTCGATATGATCAGGTTGTTCAGGTTTTTGATACTACATTAGCTACATTCCGTGGTAAGGGTGTTATTACATTATGGGATGTTGAAAATAAACAGATTCAGGTTACTCCAGCTATTGCAGGTGCTGTTGCTACTGACGTATTAATTGTTGATGGATTAACTAATCCTACTGCATTACCTGGTTTGTATGGTGTTCCATATCATCACAGTAATGCATCTACTGGTACATGGTTAGGTTATGATCGTGCTTCTACTCCAGAAATTCGGTCTAACCGAGTTAACGGTGGAAGTGCCGCTCTTACATTACCATTACCACGATTAGCTATTAATAAGATTGGTAATAGGGTTGGTATTGATAATAACTTTGATCCTACTGCTTGGACACATCCTTGTCAGGCACAGGCATATGAAGAAATTGGTCAGTTAGTTTCTATTATCCATAAGGCACCTAAAGATGAAGCATTAAATCTTTATTTCGGTGATAATATGCAGTTAGCTGGTGCTCCTATTAAGCAGCATTTTAATTGGTCTAAGAAACGTATTGACTTTGTTGTTAGCTCTATGTGGGGTCGAGCGGAGATTCTTCCTATTGGATTTTACACATCTGATGGTCGTAGAATCTTTGAACTCCGAGGAGCAAGTGGTGGTGTAGCTGCGGCTGATATATTCTATATGGTTGTTGGATTCCAGACTTTCGTTTTGAATCCTGCGGCTACTGCATATATTGACGCATTAGCGATTCCATCTGGATATTAAGGAGAAATAAAATGAGTGATCTACTCTTTCAACAGCTCTCTACTGTCCAGAGTGATAAACAGATACAGCCAAATACTCTTGCTAGTGCCGCTGCTATTGCTCCTACTACTAAGTTTACTCGTCTTACTGGAACTACACCTGTTACTACTATTACTCCTCCTGTTAGTGGATATTGTGAATTAACATTCGTATGGACTACTGGAACTGCTAATGGATTTACATCTAGTGCAGCCGTTAATGGTATCGCTGTGACATATACAACTATTACTGATAGGCCAATAACATTACATTTTGATCCTAGAACTGCTCTCTGGTATCCAGCGGCAGTTGTTTAATTAATAAAAAGGAGTGTCTGCTTCATAATTCTGTGAGGCAGACACTCCATTCTCTGTCTTCAATTAAGAAGATCGAGCATAGCTCGGGAGAAAAGAAAATGGCTGAATCAACTCTCATTCCGCCCCAGAATCTCTGGGGTTCAGTTAGACAGTTCTTTAATCGTGGTGGATTTGTTAATGGTCTGAATCCGACTGTTGTTGGACGTATTTGGTATGTTACTGGTGAACAAAATACAGCAAATTTAGGAAATAGTGGTTCTCCTAGTTTAATTGTTCAGGGTTCAAATACAAATACAGGTCGTTCACCTAGTTCACCATTTGCAACTATCGCCAGAGCATTAGCATTAGTTGATCAATATGATATTGTTGTTCTTTCAGGAGTATTTAGAGAGCAAGTTGTAGCTCCTGTTGGTGTATATGATGTTACTATTATTGGTTCTGCTAATGAGCCTAGACAAGCTACAAATGGCGGTGTTGCTACTGGTGGTGGATCATCTTGGTTAGCTCCAGCATCTCCAGTAGCTACTACACCATTAATTAGAGTTATTTGTCAAGGTTGGAAGTTTATAAATTTACAGATGGCTCCTGTAGCTGCTAGTGCATGTATTACATTTGATAGACGCGAAACTGCGGCAATTCCAGATAGTAGTCATGGATCTGTTAGAAATTGTTATTTCTCTACAGGTGGTTCAGCAGGACATGGTGTTGAATTAATTGAAGTTAAGAAGATTGTTATTGAAAATTGTGTATTCGAAGCATTAACTGGTGCTGGTGGGCATGCTATTAAATCTACTGCTGGAGCTGGTGTTGCTAATACTAATCATGGTACTATTCAGGGATGCAAATTCGTTCAGAATGCTAATGATATCTTTGTTGTTGGTGATCGTTATCTAGTTAGAAATAACGTATTTTATTCAACCAATCCTGTTACAGTTGGTAATCGCGTAAATTTCCTTGGTGGAACTGATACATCTGTGCTTGATAATAGCTTCAAGGATGTTGCTGCTGATATTACTATTGCTAAGGGCTATAAATCTGGAACTACTGGACAATGGCGTAATTGGTCTTCCGATACTAACGTCCCTATCGTAACTGTTCCTGCATAACAAGTTGGGCCGTTTTCATGGCTGGGAAATATTCTGATCTTCACAATCTAGTGGGCAGAATATGGTATGAGAACGGCCCATTTAAAGAGGTTTTATGGAATTAAGAGAAACAATTGAATCAATAAATGAGAAGTTATTAGAGGATTATGGAACAGAATTTGGAAAATCTCCTCGGTTCCGAGTAGTTTTTAGTGAAGACCAGTATGAGAAACGAATGACTGATCATACTGATGAAGGATTTGAGCTTATTCATCCTGAAGTTCGTCTTCTTCCTAAATACAAGCAATGGGTTCGAGAGAAATACATATTAGAGCGTCTTATCCCAATAGTTGGAGAAACTGACTTAGTTGTAAAGGTTTCATATGAGCCTGCTTGGGTTTTCCAAGATAAACATGGAAATTATCTTCCTCCTTTCTTTGAGGGTTGTAAACATATAATTGAATCAATGTTTCATGCTATTGGCCAGAAAGATACTTTTGTGAAATATAAAGATAAAAATGTTAGTCCTGAAGAAAGAATGGCAAAATTAAAGAAAGTTGAAGATGAATTATTTGGTAACGAGACTAATTTAACTGATGATCTTCACACAGGTTCTGGAGTTACTGTTCCAGGAAATGATACTGTAAATTAACTCTGCGAAAGCAGAAAAGAAAAGAGAGAGAAAATGCCTGAAGAAGTTGGAATGCCTGTTAGAGCTGGTTCTACTCAAATGGAATTCACAAATTCCATGCTTAACGGTCGTAGATTAATTCGTTCTGTTAAGAATCCTATGGATCGTTGTACTATAGTTTCCATTTTTCCTAAGGAAATTGATGAAACTAAGCATACAATTGAACCTGGTAAATTTCATATTCCCCCTGGAACTTATGATTCACCTGCAATATTGATTGTTGGAAGTTCTAGTTGGTGGAAAGACATCGACGTAGATCAACCAATGTTAGAAATTCCTGTTAGTAGCATTCAGATTGCTGATTCGGTAATTAAAGATTATGCTAATGGTATGCTTGGATGCAATATGAGTGATGCTATGCCAGGATTATTCTTTGTTCTTGGTGAACATAGCTCTATGGAAGTTAAAATGAAATTTAAGAAGAAGCTAGATGAAATTAAAGCTAAGCAGGATAATTGGTATAAGATTCTTGTTCGTATCGCAGATTCTCTTTGGTCCAGAACGAGTGGAAATCCTCTTGCGATTTGGGATGAAATGCGCCTTGCGGCGAGAGAGCTAAATTTAAATGAGAAACCTTGGTTAAAAGACTTTCAAGCTGCTGCACTTGTTAAATGCAAGGCTTGCGGTGGCTTACGTAATGAAGAATATCCTATTTGCCCAAGTTGCAAGAGTATAGATGTTAATCACCCAATGGCTAAAGAGTTGAAGTTTGCAATATGAGCGTAACATCTTCACGAACAATTCAGATTCAATTTTCTGGAGATATTACAGAACAAATAAATCAGTCTGCATTAGATAACGCTACATCTCTTGGAATGAATGTTATTCAATCATTAGTATTAGGAGCAAATACAATAACAGCTCCGGTAGTTTCAGGTTTGGTTGTAACTGGATTAATGATAATTCCTCCATCTGGAAATATTAATTTAATCACACTTAAAGGAATTGATGGAGATACTGGAATTCCACTTCATTTAACTGATCCTACTAGTATAGCATTAGATACTACATTTGTTAGTTTAGTATTGAATGCTGCGGACGCTATCGTAGGAGTCAGATTGATTTGGACATAATATGTTAATTACAGATCTCTTAGAAGATGTTCATAAATTTGGTGAAGAAGAAATAGAATTTGGTGTTTTTGATAAAGATGGTAATATGAAAATATTGAGCTTATATATTTTTGATAACGGTAAATATTTATTTAAAATGAAAGATAGAAATGGTAATGATACTAATATTATCATTTTAGGACTGGAAGAGGCAGATGCCAAAACCAAGTGAGATTATAACAACCGTTGCAGGTTTAATGAATGATTTTAGTCAATCATTATATACAAATACTACTTGTTTACCATTTTTTAATCTCGCTTTAGATGAGCTGCAAGAAATATTTGAACAAAATGATATTCCAATTACACATAACACAAGTGCAACTATTGAAATCAAATCTGGAATTAATAGATTGGGATTTGATACAATTCCAGCTCTCCCTTCTGACTTGATAGAAATTCTACAGCTTTGGGAGTCTTTTACTGGATTAAATAAATGGACTCCTATGGTAAAAAAAGAATTTATTCCCCATTATTTAGAGGATGGAACAACTATCTCTCAATTTTTAATATGGGCTTGGGAGAAAGGAAGAATTAAATTAGTTGTTGCAAATGGAGATAATGATATTAAAATAGATTATATTGGAAGTATGTTTAATACTCCTATTGTAATTAAAGATATTAATGTGAATCTTCCATTTACTAATATCAAGACATATCTTGAATATAAAACAGCCGCTCTGTGTGCTATGTTCATAGCTGAAAACGAAAGTCGTGCATTAGCTTTAGATAGCCTTACTGGAACAGCACTATCTCGCGCGTTAGGTATTCCAATTAAAGGTATGCAGAATATTGTTACTAGACGTAGGCCGTTCCGTAATTCGTTTAAACGTCGCGGAGTCTCGTACTAAAGTCTTTTATGTCTGTTAGAGATCATCAAGGATTAACCTTAAACAAATTCAATGGACTCTGGAACATTGAAGATCCAGATTCTGCTCCATCTGATCATTTTACTGAATGTAGCAACATAAGTTTCTTGGGACAATCATCATCATTTAAAACTAGACTCGGAATTGATATTTCACAAACAACTCTTGTTCCTCTATCGAATATTCGTCGTATTTATAATTATGCTACTCAAACTGCTAACACATTAATAATTCTCACATATGATGATATTTCTGGATTTGGAAGTATTTATCATGTAGTTAGTCCTACAATTGTTTACGGTCCATTACTAACAATAACCGGAATGACTGATTTCGCATTTGTTCCATATGCTGGAAGAGGCTACATTAGTCCTTTTTCAGATTATGCTAATGGAGATTTAACTTTTCAAAAGGGATTAGCTAACGAATTTGTATATGTTTATGATGGTTTAGGTAATCCTGCACGAAAAGCAGCAGGAAATAGTCTTTCCGGAGTAATGACTGTAGCTAATGGTGCGGCTGGTCATACAGATCCTGGATTTCATATATTTGGTTTTGTCTCACAGACTGTATCTGGATACAATGCTCCACCTTCAATTTTAACAAGTTTTACATCTGCTGCTGGAAGTTCTGTTAGTTTTGGATCTATTCCAACATCAGGAGATCCTTCTGTAGTTAAGAGACTTTTAGTAGCAACTAAGGTCCTCCCAACATTTAATGGAGATTTAACTGGATATCAATTCTTCTTTGTCCCAAATGCTATTATTAACAATAATACTGCCACATCCCTAAATGACATATCTTTCTATGATTCAGAGTTGTTGGCAGATGCTTCTCATTTATTGAATAATTATACCTCGATTCCGGCTGGAGCTTCTCTTAGTTCATATCATAATAGATTATGTGTAGCAGCTACAGCAACTGATATTAGTCTCATTCTTGTATCACAGCCTGGAGAACCAGAAGCAATAAATCAAATTAGTGGATTAATAGTAGTTCCATTAGATGGTAATCCTATTACAAATGCTCAAGAGATGAGAGATGTATTTTATGTGTTTAAACGATCTAAAACTGTAGCATATTCAGATAATGGTGGAGAACCTTCAAGTTGGCCACTAATTCCAATTGATTCAGCTCTTGGAACATTTGTTCACGGAATTGCAACTGTATTAGATTCAGGTTCGGCGAGTATTGATTTTCTTATTGTAGCTACATATCAAGGAATAAGCTCATTTAATGGACGTTATGCTACTCCTGAATTGAGCTGGAAAGTTAGTAATTATTGGACTAAATTAGATAGAAATATGTTTGGGAATGTTCAAATTATGAATGCTCCAATTCAAAAATTAATATTGATAGCTCTTCCTAATCGTCAATTATTAATTGGTGATTACCGAAATGGTATGGATTGGAAAAATATGAGATGGTCTCCTTGGAATTTCAGTATGGGTATAAATACTATTGGAATTGTAAATATAGATGAAATCATACTTGGAGCGGATGTCTTTTAAAGGTTAAGATGGGAACATTTAATATCATTAAACCTAGTTCAATAGGAACTGTTGTAGGTGGTAGAGGAAATGGAGCTGGAACTATACCAGGATGGGAAAGTAATGGAGTTGGTTCTACTGATGCTAATTTATGTGATGGATTAATTTTAGGGCTTGATCAGTATTTAGCATTAGCTAATACTGGTATATCAAATTCAAGTATCGAGTTTGGGATGGATCAAAGTACAAATATATTTGAGCTAGATGGTAGCCCCGCGATTAGTTTTAATAATTTACCATCTGGATTTACTATTACAAGTGGAATTCTAACTATAAATTTGAATAGTAATTTTGCTGGCACATTTACATGCGGATATGGATTCAATCCTAGCTTTCAACAAATTAATGATTTCACCGGAAATCAAGGATTTGTAAGTTATGAAATTGTTTTATCCACCAATATTTCAGCTCTTCAATTCTTACTAAATAAGATTTCTATCGCTGCAGCATTGGATACTACTTTTGCAGTTCCACCTGGCACTATTCTTGGATTATTATCTTTACTTAATTATTCATTTACTGGAACATATGAGATTCAAGCCGTTGTTATTTCTCCGATATCTATAGAAAATACATCTCCGGCTCGTGTTGGTGATAAGATTATAATAAATTCTACCCTTCCTATATTACTTGGAGCTACACAAATACAATTAACTTATCCTGGTCATGAAATAATTTTAGATTTATTAACCCCATCTTTAACTATAGATGGTGTTATCTATTATTGGCTAAATTTTGTATTCATACAGACAGATTTTCAAATACAATTTTATCTCCCATTTGGATTTGGACGTTTTGCAGGTTTGGTAACAGTAACATTAATTGGAAATGGAACACAATTTTCGGGTTCTGTATTAGCTGGTGTTCTGAATGTTTTATATGCAGATGCTTCCGGAATATATAGTTTAACTGAAGGTCAGACTAATGACACATTATATTTTAGAGATGGATATACTACTGATATAAAGTTCTTATTTTTAAATTCTGAAAATGAAATATATGATGATAATTATTTTAGTATGAAACAAGAAAGACTTAGAATGTTAGCAATGAATGATTTTGAATATGAAGATTATGAAGATTATGAAGACAATTTTTTTACAATAACTGGTGCTCTAAGAATTCCTGTTACTACTATTGAAACAGAAATTCCAAGCCCATTTGTTATGACGGCATTTCTGCCATGAGTCCTAAACAAAGCTCATCTGGTGAAGAAGTAGTAAATCATTATGGAGCTATTCGTTTACGTGTTACCGGCTCTGCAAATTTAAGACCAACTTTATATAGTCTTGATGAAGTTAGACAAACAGCCTTAACTTCTCTTGTTTTATCCTCATCAACAGCTATAGAACCTAATCGTTTAGCTAATTTCACACAACAGAGAGCTAAATTAGAACTTAGAACTATTAATATCAATGAAACATTTGAAATTTCTAGAATCATCATTTTCATTAAACCAGTAGCAAAATCATTCCCTGAAACTTCATGATCGACCCAACTCGATTATATTCTGCATTATTAAATACAGGATTACAAAGTAGAGATAATGCTTTATATCAAGTTATACATGACTTAATTGGTAATCTTGCAAGTATAAGTAACCAAACTAATGCAATTATTTCAGGTGGTGGAGGCTCTTCTAGCTCAATTGTGAATAACACTACTATTCAATTGATATCAGAAGAAGATGGACAAGATGGATTACTTGTAATTCCTGGACCGCAAGGAATACAAGGAGCACAAGGAGTTCAAGGAATTCCTGGTATGGATGGAGAAGACGGAGAAAATACTATTTTCTTATTAAGATAATCTGAGAAAAGGAGACAGAGGAAAATGGCAGCAAATAAGATTCTTCGATTCGGTCCGGTTGCTCTAACTAATACGCTAACTACTAATATCATAAATCCAACAGTTACTTCATTAGCTGGTCCTGTTGGATTTACAATGACGCAACCGTATATCGTACTGCGTCATATTCGTATTGTAAATAAAACAGGTGGTGCTGTAACTTTTAGCTTATGGTTAGGTCTTACAGGTGCTAATACGGCTGGTACTGAAGTTATTGGAACTGCTTTATCGGTTGCTGCTAATGCTGCATTTGATTGGTATGGTCTGTTACGTATGGATGCGGCCGATTTCTTAGTTGGTGGAGCTTCTGCTAACACTTCTTTGACTTTTGAAGCGGAAGGTGAAATCGGACTTATCTAATGTTAGTTAAAGCAACTAGAGAAGATGGGAGTTTGTGTGAAAGGGGTAATATAAATGGCAGGATCTCTATTTCAGGGAGATAGTTGGACATCCGGGATTGCTCCATCACCTAAACTTCCTACTTCTATGTTTGGTAATCCAGCTACTTTTACGGCTGCTGCTAATACACAAGCTAGTGATTATGATAATATAATGAAAGGTTATAGGGATATAGTCAATTCTTCCAATCAAAATTCTGCTGTTCCAACTATATCTCCTACTTCTATGTCTTTTACTCCAATGAATAATAACAGTACTAGTATTATTCCACAATTAGCAAATTATGGTCAATCTAATGATGTAACTGGTTCTCTATCTAAATTATCTGATTTAGCAACTACGGGTGGATATGATGCCGCTGGAATAGCTGATTTAAGGGCAAGAGGAATAGCTCCTACTCGTTCTATATATGCTAATGCCCAACAGAATGTAGAACGGCAAAGAGCTTTAGGTGGTGGATATAGTCCTAATTTCAATGCTGTACAAGCCCAATTAGCTAGAGATGAGTCTAATCAAATTGGTGATATTAACACTAATGTTAATGCTGGTATTGCTCAAAATGTAGCTTCTAATCGTCTTTCTGCTGCTCCGGCCTATGCTTCAGCTAGTGCAAATGCTAATGCTGCACAAACTGAATCCGATAGACATAACGCAGATATTATTAATCAAATTAATCAATTTAATGCACAAAATAGAGTAAGTAATGATCGATACAATGCAGAAGGAATAAATAGAGCTAATGAATTTAATGCATCTGGTGTAAACAGAGCTAATGAGTTGAATCAGAATGCTACATTAGAAGGACAGAGATTAAGAAATAATACTAATCTAGCAGCTACTCAGGGACAAGCAAGTCTTTATGGAACTACCCCAGCACTAACTAATACGTTTGGTAATCAAGTAATTCAAGCCGCTCAGACAGATCAAGGTCAACAACAGCTAGATCAACAAAAATATGGTCATATACTTAGCCCAAACAGGTTTGGATAAAATATGAGTTTCATGGATTCTTTGGCGTCAAATCCTTCTGGTAGCGGCATTTATGGGCAGCAACCTAGAATGACTGATGATAATGCTTTAGGCTTAATGCATCAAGTAAGAGATAGAGAATTAAGAGATTTTAAAGATAAAGCTAATTTTATGTCTGATTTATCTTTAAAACAAGATAGAATGAGATCTTTATTTAATCCAAATAAACCTAATCCTCAGCAAGGACAAAATATGGATACACAGGGTATGAATGTAGTAATGGCTCATGATCCTAATCAGATGACTGGATATGAAAAAGGTGAATTAGGAATAAGACAACAGGAAATTGGTGTTGATAAACAAAGATTAGCTCAGCAAGGTAAATTAGGACAGAGTGCTCTTGATATAAGAGATGCACAGCAACAATTAAATCAACAGAAAAGTGATCAAATACATGCTCAAAAACAAGATGATATGGATCGTAAATCTAATGAGGCGGCTCAAAAATTTGCAGCTATGCAAGCTGAATTAGAACGGAAAACTAAAATTGGTAAAGATACACTACAACTTCATAAAGATATGATGGCACAATCAAAGCAAATACATGATTTAGAAATGGCTAGAAAAGATTTAGATAGTGCTCGTAAAGATAAACAATTTGAAGATATTAAAGAATTACATGCAGCTCAAATAAAAAAGATGGAAGAAGATGCTACTAATGCTAAAGAATCTGAAACTACAACTGAAGAAAATGCTGATGGAACTAAGAAAGTTGTAACAACTAAGAAAGGTGATAATACTGGAACGGTTAATGTAACTGGAAAAGATGGGAAGAGTTATACTATTCCTAAAAATAAATTAGATGATTGGAATAAGAATCATAAGCCTGGTGAACAATAATGGCTCAAGAATGGTCTCCACCTAAATATGCTATAGCGGCTGATGATAATGAAGATGAATGGAGTCCTCCAGATTATGCTTCTGCTGTAGAAGAGCCTGCAAAACCTGGTATATTCAGTAAAATTAAATCTGCTCTATCACCTGCTGAGAAGATTCATCC